CGTAAATGAGCACCGCGGAATCGACATCGTTTTCCAATGAAGCCGTAGATCGTGTTCGCACCATCGCACGATGCGCAACATCATTCGAATTCTGGTTAGATAATTTCGCCCAAATTGAAGACCGGGCAACGCAACGGGCCATTCCGTTCAGACTATGGCCTGGACAGCGCACAGTGTTGCCTTTAATCCTCTATTCGTTATTGCTCCTGGTACTCAAGGCTCGACAGCTGGGCCTGACGTGGTTGGTTGCGGCCTACTGTTTGTGGCGGGCGATGTTTCGCAAGCACGAGCTTATCGTTGTCATCAGCAAGAATGAGTCACTTGCTCAAGAGTTTCTGGAACGGGTTCTGTTCATCTTTGACCGGTTACCGGCCTGGATGCGACCACGAGTCAAAACTCGTAACACGACTCAAATCACGTTTGCTTACGAACTCAAAGACGAGCTTGGCAATATAGTGATGGCGGGGTTGCAATCTACAATCAAGTCCATCCCGAGCACACCGGATGCGGGGCAGAGCAAAACGATTTCACTCCTGGTGATCGATGAGGCCGCACTTATCCAGTATCTCAAATCGATCTGGTCGGCGGCGCAACCGACCCTGGAACATGCCGCCGGCCAGGTGATTTTTCTCAGCAACCCAAGTAAAGACAAACCGGGGTGGCCGTTCTATCGGGAACTGTACACATTGGCCATCAAGGGACTCAACAAATTCCAGCGGCTGTTTCTGTCCTGGGATTGTGTGCCTGGACGCGGTGAAGATTTCATTGAGAACCTGAAGGACGAAGGATGGACTGATGATGATATCGCCATGCAGTACCCAACCACCGAAGCCGAAGCCGTGTCGGCAATGCTGGGAAGTTATTTTGGTACGACCATAGCAAAATACGTGGGGATGCCCGGAGAGCGTGGGTATCTTCGGCATGATGGTGATGAGGAAATCCGAGCCAAGACCAAACCGGTATTCGTTCCTGACATATCGGCAGGGGCAATCCTGGAGATCTGGGAGAATCCTGTACCGCATTGGGAATGGCGGTATGTGGTTGGGTCCGACATTGGCAAAGGCACCGGCTACAACTACTCGGTGGCCTATGTGTACGACCGACACATCAATCAGTACGTGGCCAGACTGCGCTCCAACCTCATTGCTCCCGATGTGTGGGCTGATCGGTTAATCGAGTTGGCACGTTATTACAATGACGCGCTGATCGGGCCGGAACGAAATGGCCCGGGCATTACCACCGTTCGCAGGTTGCAATTATCCGACTACTGGAACCTGTATTTCCGTGAACGACCGGGACAATCCAAGGATGAAGTAACACATCAATACGGGTGGCTTGAAACTCATGATTCCAAGCAGCTCCTGGTGGATGAGTTGAAACGATATTACCGGGAGATATTCACGGTGATGCCTTGCACAATCCTACTGGATGAATCCAGCACCTTCATCCAGCATGAGAGCGGCAGGTTAGAAGCCGAAGATGGCAAAAACGATGATTGTGTGATTGCAGCTGGGATCTCGCTGCAAATCGGTATTGGCCTGCCAGTACCTGAATATCAGCCCATAGAGGAGAGATTGACGCAAGCAGAAGCAGATTTCGCAGTTGTTACCGGGGCTATTCCGGCACACAAGACAGACGATATGGATGCGTTTGGGTCATTTGCCGAGCGTTTCAATCTGATCCCTGGTCATGGGGACGGATCAATAAGGACGTATCAATGAGGGGATTTTCATTATGGCAACAAAGAAAATCAGGGTTGTAAAAGAAGAAGTTCCGACCACAGAAACACTCATGCAACCGGTGTCAACACATCCAGAAGTCATCCATATTGCCATTCCTGATGGAGCAACTGAAGTTGTGTTAATTCCTGGCACCCGGCAGATATTCAGTTGCCATAACGATACTGATCGCCGTGTGGTTGTCAAGGCTGAAGGCCGTGATGGAGTATCAATCCAGCCGGGGTCATCGGTTTGGTTGCAGGCCAAAGGGGAGGATTTCAGAGTAATCGGGTTGAGGGAAGTTCTGGCAGAAGGGTTTGAAGTTCAATAACATACACACATCAACGACCATTAACAGGAGCAGAGACGATGCCTAGCAACGTTGTGACAGTAGGTGGTAGCAATCCGGTACATGCACTGGGGTTGATCTTTAATGGCAAAACTGCCAGCCATAGTTATGCGGCCGGTCACGCCGATTGGACGCTGACCGGGGAAGAAAACGAATGTAGCATCCTGCGTATTACTTCGGCGGATCAGGCCGTGAACGCCATTGCGACACCGACAAAAGGCAAACTTTTCTTGGTGTACAACGGTTGCGGTTATGCCGTTACCGTCAAGGCTTCCGGTCAATCCGGTGTGAGTTGTGCCAACGGCGTCCTGACGTGGTTGCTGGCGAATGTTGGTGGGACCGATTTCATATCGGCTTCTCTTACTGCTGCAATTCCGGCTACTGACGTTGCGGCTGGTGTTGTTGAGTTGGCCACCGATGTCGAGGCTCAGACCGGTTCGGATACGGCAAGGGCTATTACGTCGGCAAACCTGGCAGCAGTAACTTCTACCTTGACCAGGGCAGGGGTTATCGAGTTGGCGACAGCGGCTGAATCCTTGGCGTTTGCCGATGCAGCGCGGGCGGTTGCTCCGGCAACGAATGGTCTCAGCAACACCGTCCGTCATTCGGGGTCTGAAGCTGTTACAGCAGCCCAAATGCACGGTCAGGCACACATCGTCACCGGTGCTGCAACGTTGACCCTACCTGCCGTTGCAGCCGGTCTCAACGCCACGTTCGTAACCATCGGCGCCATTGCGGTCAGTGTGAAAGCGGGAGCTACTGACAAGATTACACTCAACAACACCGCTTTGGATGACGGCGACAAGATTACCAATGCCTCGACCGCCAATGACACCATTCAGATTATGGCCAACGCTGCTGGCACCGACTGGGAAACTGGGTTACGCATGGGGACCTGGACCGACGGCGGAGCGTAATATTCAGGAAGGGTAGTAAAATGGTTGACGGGACTGTGTTGGCCGCCATATTGGCGGCCTTTTTTATTGGAGCAGCGGTGAGCTTTGGTGCTGTGGTGTTGGGGGCCTGGATCGCGTCTCGTTTCATCAAGACTGATGCACCGTTGTTTGCTCAGGAAGAGATGGGATCTGTCATCCAGACTGATATCGAGGATGAACCGGTCCCTGGGCGAAACAAGGGGAATTTCACGGCTGATGTCCCGGATTATCCGCAACCTACAGCCCTATTACAACGTCAAAATGCTCGGTTCCTGCAACAGATGCAGGAATCCGCCGCAATCGGGCAAGGAGATTCTCATGCCGCTTGATGTTATATGCCGGGCCTGTGGTCAGGTGCTGGTCGAAACCAATGACGAGGATGGTTGGATCAAGATTGAAAACGCTGAGATCCCGAATCCTCGGGTCAAACGGTTCAATCCTGACATCCCGGCTCATGGCGCCATGTTTCGACTCAAGGAACCTTGGAAAACGTGGTGTTGGGATTGTTTTCCGCAAGATGAGTTCATTGCTGGTGACGCATTGGAATGCCCAAGTTGTGAAGGTGCACTTGCCGACTCAAGAGGGTTTGTGATCACCCGGGAACAGCGCAAAGAACCTCGACGTAAGAAGGCGGCTTAAGCCATGGTAAACATCAACGTTGATTGGACTCCAACTAACCCGCCGCCGGAAGGCCATCGTGATGTGGGGCAGTGGGCCTACGGGTTGTTTTCAATGGCCATGGAGGAAAAGGAGCGTTTGGGGCTTCTGGATCGCTGGTATGAGAACTACCGGTTATTCCGTGGTGATCATTGGGGCAAATCCCAACGTCTTTGGACGAAAACCAAAGATCGAGACAGACTGAGCGTCAACCTGTTCTTCGCCAATGTGATGCGCACCGTGGCCAACCTTACCGGACGGAATCCATCAGTTGAAATCCATTCGCTTGATGAGGCCGGGATGGGGGAGATTGAAACCCTCATGAACACAGAGGTTGAACGGTGGTGGAATGTTACAGAACAAGCCGGATCACTGTCCGTTTCGGCTCAACAGATGGAACTCTACGGCATTACCATCGAAAAACATGTCCTGGATGTAGATTCTCTGGAGTCCAAGACGGTCATTATCGATCCATTTGCTTGGGGCCCGGCTCCTGGTTATTACGCTGACATCCAAGATATGCCGTACATGACTCACGCCTACCCAATGGCTGTTGACGTGGCTGAACGAACGTTTAATGCATCGGGAGTCACACCAGACGACACTTATTCGATGCTCGGCGAGGACCGCGAAGACACCCGACCTGTTCCTGACAGTCGTCGCATGGGGGGCATGGAGATCCAGGGCCAGTACAATATGCGGCCATCGCGCGATTACCGATTGGCACGGGCGCTGGTCGTCGAGTTATGGGTTCGAGACAATAGCCTGGAAACATATCTTGAAGAATCCCTGGTTAGTCCGCGCAGCGGTGGCCGAACCTTGGAAGAGAACACTAGGAAGAAGTATCCGGGTGGGATCCGCAAGATAACAATCACCAACCGCGGGAATCTAGTTCTGGATGATTGTGTCAACCCTAATGTCAACCCAGCGCTGCCTCGGGAATTATCCGAAAAGTCCTATGGATATGACCATTATCCGTTCACTATTGCAAACAGTTATGAGGATTCAACGAGTATTTGGGGGTTTTCCGCTGGCGAACAAATAGGCGATTTGCAATTCAAAATCGATGAGATTGTCAGTAGCATTGCTTCCTATATTCGTAAATCCTTGAAACCGCCCTTTGTTGTCCCAAAAGACACTGGGATTAACATCAACAGCGAAGTAACCAACGTTGCTGGATTGATTTTGCAACCAAAGACGGCTGCATCTGGCGCCGGTATTCGGTTTGTACCAGTTCCGGCGCTTACTGGTGATTTTTACAAGGCGGTTGACCTGTTATTGGGGTTCTTTGATCGGATCTATGCCATTCAAGACGTGGATCGGGGGGAAACCCCGGCAAACATTACGGCGGCCAGCGCCATTATTACTCTTCAGGAACGTAACGCCGTACTGATGCGCCACAAAATCAGGATGACTGATTATCTAGTGCGTGAACGTGGTCGCTGGGAGATATCTCATCTACAAAACTTTGCCTGGCGCGAACGTGTTTTGAAGGTTGATGACGAAATTAAGGTGTTTCGTGGCACCGATTACGCCGGGATGCAGTTTGATTTCGTCGTTGAATCGGGTTCGACTGTAACCAAGACCAACCTACAGGTTATGGAAGATGCCAAAGAATTATACAAATCGGGTGTCATTGACCGGCGAGCACTTCTGGAAACACTTCATTTTCCTGGCTGGAAAACCATTTTGGAACGTACCGCTGAAGGTCAACTTGATCAGGCGTTGCAGGTGTTGGTGGAATCTGGGTTACCCGTGGAAATAGCGATGCAACTCAAACAGCAGTTGGCATTAACGCAAGGTGGACCTGGAGACGTGTCAAAAACTGGCAACAATGGTGGGGTCCCGCAGGTCCCAGCACCAACGGGAACTGGTCAGGCGCCGGCAGCATTCCCGGTAGCAACTTCAGCGGCGAATCAATCTAACCCGGCAGTACCGGCAGCATAGAGAAGGGATGCAGAATATGCCGCTTTACACGTTTGAACATCCGTGTGGATACAGGGTAGACGAGACGTTTACTGTCAATTTATGTCCAGAGATAATTGAAGCCCCATGTCCGGGCGGATACATAATCGATGATCGATGCAAGAAACCAGCGTGTGATTGTGACGCCAGAAAAGTCATTGCACTGGGCCACGGCGGCATTTTACGTGATGAAGCGCAGTGGATCGACAATGGATTGCGGATCGCCCTTCAGGACACCGACCGCATTGCTCAGGGGCTGGAAGCTCCGATTGAAACCAGAACGGATCTCAAGAAACATTTGAAGGAGAACCCACACATCGCAATCGATTAACGGACTGAATTCCGTGTAACAAACAGAACAGTACTGACAGCAGCCGCATCCCAACCGGGAGAGCGGCTTTTTTATTCTCATTTTCAAGCAGGGACACTCCGGCAACCGGACCCCTAAGGAGCACCGCATGTACACACC